CATTTGAGGAAACAGGAAACGCCTCAATTGGCAAAGTGCAATTTGCTAAGGGCAGCATTGAAGCAAAGTCTGTTTTGCTTAACCTAGAGCATGACCGCACACGCCGTATTGGTAAGACTTTGTCAATTGAGTCAAACGAGCAAGGCATTGACGCAACATTTAAGATCGCCAACACAACAGCTGGGACAGATGCACTTGTAGAAGCTGCTGAAGGCTTGCGCGACGGTTTTAGCGTTGAGGTTTATTTTGACGAGTATGAAACCTTGAAGGACGGAACAGTACGGATTATCAAGGGTGAAATGACTGGCGTTGCTTTAACGTCAGAGCCAGCAATTAGATCAGCGCGAGTCGCTGAAGTCGCAGCTACTGAAGGCGACGAGGAGATTTCTGACTCAACAATTGAGCCAGATGCAACACCAACAGAAAAGGACGACGAAGTGGAACAAACCGTTACACCAGCGGAAGCCGTCGAAACGGTAGAAGCCGCACAGTCAGTAACAGCAAATGCAAAGCCAGCAGTGGGTGGTTGGACATCAAAGCCACGCCTAGAGTTCACAGCTGCTAAGTATTTGGAAAACACAATCCGCGCCTCACTTGGCGAGGAGTCAGCACGTCAGTATGTCGCAGCGGCAGATGACACAACAGACAACGCAGGTCTTGTGCCTACACGTCAGTTGACAGAAGTTATCAACGGACTTGCTAACAACACACGATCAGCAATTGACGCAATCAGCCGTGGCGTTTTGCCTGATGCTGGTATGTCTTTCGAAATTCCAAAGATCACAACAATGCCAACAGTTGCTGAAACAGCAGAAGCAGGCACACCAAGCGAAACAGATCAAGCGTCAAGTTTCTTGTCAGTAACAGTCAAGAAGTACGCAGGACAGCAGACTTTCTCAGTCGAATTGCTAGATCGCACATCACCGTTATTCTTTAACGAGTTGCTCAACAACATGTCAGCAGCTTATGCAAAAGCAACAGACCTTGCTGTTTACACAGCATTGGCATCTGGTGCAACAGCTGATGCAACAACATTGACAACATACCCAACAGCTGCTGAGTTGCTTGGTTTTGTTTCACGCGGTGCTGCATCTGTTTACTCAAACACACAAGGCTTTGCAACAAACATCTTGGCAAATACAAGCCAGTGGGCAAACCTAATGACACTTAACGACTCAGGTCGTCCAATTTACATGGCTGCACAGCCAAGCAATGCTGGTGGTGTTGTACGCCCAGACTCAATTCGTGGAAACGTTGCAGGTCTTGATCTATACGTCACAGCAAACGTACCGTCAGCAAATGACACTGACAAAGATGACTCAATGCTAATCATCAACCCAAGTGCTTACACATGGTACGAGTCACCAACATACCGTTTGCGTGCAGACGTAATCGCGTCAGGTCAAATTGCAGTTTCAGTTTATGGATACGGCGCAATTGCAACCAAGATCGGTGCAGGCGCGTTTGGTATTAACAAGACCTGATAACAACCCACTAATCATGCGGCGGGTTCTCCCGATCTCGCCGCAGCAGTCGAAAGGAAACGGACATGCCAGCCATTGTCACAGCTAGTCAGTTGCGCACGGTGCTTGGCGTGTCCGTTTCACTTTACAGCGACAGTTATTTAGACGAGATTATTAACACCAGCGAGGACGTCATTTTGCCAATGCTGGTTGCAAACGTTTCAGGCATTGACGCTTACAAGTTAAAAGACAACGTAGCTACTTTTTACACAATCCGCGAGCATTACTTTGTAGCTGGTCAATCAGTAATCGTGACAGGCTTACCTGCACCATTTAGCGCAACTTTTACAGTCGTTGACAATGCGCCTTACTATTTCACAGCAGCACTTACAAATGCAGACGTCACATTGCGTCCAATTGTGCCAAACGGCAAAGCAACATTGTCAGGTTACTCAGCTGCTCAAATTTATGCCAGCACGCCAGCAATTGAGTCAGCAATTTTGGCTGTTAGCGTTGAGGTCTTTCAATCACGCGTTGCAGCTGGTGGACAGATCGAGGGCGTGGACTTTGCCAGTTCGCCATACCGCATGGGTCGCAGCTTGACCAACCGCGTCAGCACATTGCTTATGCCTTATTTGGACGCTGAGACAGTGGTTCAATAAATGCCAGCAAACTCAATTGCCGAAACACGATCAGCTTTAGCAAACGCCTTTAGCGCGCTATCTGCAAACGTGTATCCAAGCGTGCCTGAGTCACCAATACCGCCAGCCATTGTTGTCGTACCTGACAGCCCATACATGGAAGTCGTGTTAATTGGCAAGGCAAAAACACAGGTCAAACTTAATTTTGCAATCACCGCCATTGTCGCCAGCAATAGCAACGCTGGGTCACTGGATAATCTAGAAAAGCTCATAATCGGAATTCTTGCGGCAATGCCCGCAGGATACGTCGTAGGCGTAATTGAAAAGCCAACGGTGTTGGAAGTAGGACAGTCTCCAATGCTTGTCGCTGACATAAACGTTTCGACTTATTACACTCAAACAACATAGGGGACAAAATGCCAACGACAATCATAACTGGTCGCGATTTAGTCGTGACCATTGCAACCGTTAACTATGACGCACAGGCGACCAGCGCAACTCTTGCGAACAGCCCAACCGTCGAGACATACCAAACACTGGACGGCAAGGCTTACAAGCACATTGACGATCAGTGGACTTTTGACATTTCAATGCTTGCTGACTGGGGCGCATCAGGTTCACTTTGCGAGGCATTGTGGACAGCATGCGAGACAGCACCAAACACAACGCTGGCAGTTTCAATGACAGCGGTTACAGGCGCAGTTTTTGCATTTAACGTCATGCCAGTGTTTCCAAGCGTCGGCGGTGCTGCACCAGATGCACAGACCGTTGACCTATCATTTGTCGTAGTGGGAACACCTACTGAGACATTTAGCTAAAAACTACTAATCGGGAGACAAAATGAAACTACCAATCACAATTGAATACACAAACGGCGATCAGATCACTTACACAGCTGCGCCGCCAGAGTGGGTCAAATGGGAAAAGCACACAGGTCACACAATTGCTCAGGCACAGGAAAAGATCGGCATTTCCGATTTAGTATTTCTTGCCTATCACGCTATGAAGCGTGAAGCAGCTGGAAAGCCTGTTAAGCCGATCGACATTTGGACAGAAGGTATTGCTGAGGTAATCGTAGGTGAGGCAAACCCAAAAGCTACGCCGTCGGAAGCCTTAGCAGAATAATTTGGGAGGTAGCTCTGGCAACAGGGCTACACCCAGATGTTTTTGAGACAGCCGAGGACATTTTAACCGTGATCGAGATTTTGGAAAGGCGCGCAAATGGCTAAGGACGCAATCAGCTATGACAAAACTGAGCTGCGCGCCATTGTGCGATCTTTCAAGGCAATGGACGAGGAAGCAACAGACCAAGCCAAAGAGGTCACCTCCGAGCTTGCAGAATTTGTGAAACAAAAGGTTATTGCCACAGCTGGTCAACGCAACAATCGCGCATCAAAGATAATTGCTGAGGGCGCATCAGTGCGCAAATCCTCCAAAATTGGTGAGATCGGCTACGGCTTTGCGCGCCAGAAATTAAGCGGTGGCGGTACGACTCAGCAGGTTTGGGGCGGGTATGAGTTTGGGTCAAACAAATACAAGCAGTTCCCAGTATGGTCAGGTAAAGAAAGCCGTGGAGGTTCACGCGGTTGGTTTATTTACCCAACACTGAGATCAGTGCAACCAGACATTGTAAAAAAATGGGAAGAAGCTTTTGGAAAAATAGTTAAGAGGTACGCATAATGGCTGGTCTAAGTCGTACGCTCAAACTCTCCATACTTGGAGACGTTGACAACCTCAATAAATCGCTTAAAGCAGCCAGCAAAGATGTTGACACTTTTGGCGACAAAATGGGCAAGGTTGGCAAAATGGTTGGCGCGGCTTTTGCAGCTGCTGCCGCTGCCGCTGGTGCTTACGCAATCAAGATCGGCGTTGAAGGCGTCAAGGCGGCAATCGAGGACGAGAAGGCACAGACACAGCTTGCCGTCGCCTTAGAAAACGCCACAGGGGCTACAAAGGCACAAATTGCTGCCACTGAGCAATCAATCTTGCAAATGTCTTTGGCAACTGGTGTGGCAGATGATGAGCTGCGCCCAGCTTTGGGACGGTTGGTCAGATCAACCTCAGATACAGAAAAGGCACAGCAACTACTTGCCACAGCTTTAGACATCAGCGCAGCCACAGGCAAACCGCTGGAAAGCGTCGCAAATGCTTTAGGCAAAGCTTATGACGGCAATACAGCATCACTGGGCAAACTAGGCATTGGCTTATCAGCTGCCGAATTAAAGACCATGAATTTCACACAGGTGCAAGGCAAATTGTCAGACCTGTTTGGTGGCGCAGCAGCGCGAAATGCTGATACATACGCAGGGCGCATTGCTCGCATGCAAATTGCATTTGACGAAGCAAAGGAAACAATTGGTTTTGCCCTGTTGCCAATCCTTGAAAAGCTTATGGGTTTTATTAACAACAACGCTTTGCCAATCATCAACGCATTTAGCGGTGCATTTAGCCTTAACGGCAATGGTCTTGGCGGTGTCATCACAACACTTGGCAACATTATCACCAGCGTATTTACGCCAATTATCAATGGCATGATTAAAGCGTTTGGGTATGTTCGAGATGCAATCGGTGACAACCTTGACACTTTCAAGGAATTTGGGGCGTTGATTGCAACCTATGTTGCACCAGTCATAGGCACAGTTTTGGGCGGTGCGTTACAAGTAGCAGGAAAGATCGCAGGTGGCGTTATTGATGTCATTGCTGGCGTTGTCAAAATTCTCAATGGCTTAATCTCAGGTGCGGTTGCAGGTATCAACGCTTTAATTTCTGCCTATAACGCAATACCGTTTTTACCAAATGTCAGCAAGATTTCAACACCGACGGTCAGTGTGCCTACAATTAAGACACCAACAGTGCCAACAACAGCGACGACTATTCCAAAGATTTCAGCACCGTCAGGCGGTGGCGCGACGACCAAGTCAAGCGGTGGCGGTATTTCAACAGCTGCAAAAGTGGCTGCAACCGCTGCCGCTGCGACGACTGGTTTCATAGGTTCACCTGAGTCTCGCGGGTTGTCAGATAGAGCAAATTCTGAGCGTCTTGGTTTAGGTACAACAATCAACCTGACCGTGACTGGTGCGTTTGATAAGGAAGGCACAGCACGCACAATCGTTGACACATTAAACAACAGCTACTATCGCGGCACAGGCGGCGCAACTAACCTGCAAATAGCATGACCCAGTGGACACCAGTTTGGCTGGTAGAGATCGACGGCGTTTCTTATACAAACGCGGTTTTGGCTAACCTAACAATTAGATCAGGTCGAACAAACATTTACGAGCAAGCTCAAGCAGGTTATGTCAATTTGCAGCTGCTAGACGTTAATCAGGCGACCATACCTGTCAACATCAACAGCAGCATTTCAGTGCAGGTGCAGGACACATCAAGCTCATACGTCCCAATCTTTGGTGGCACAGTCGTTGACATTGCCGTTGAGGTGCGCGACGTAGGCAGCACAATGTTCACCCAGACATACAGCATCACAGCACTTGGCGCGTTGTCTCGTTTGCCAAAAGCGTTGACAAATGGCGTGCTGTCTAAAGATTTTGACGGCGATCAAATCTGGGAAATTTTGTCAGACTTATTGCTTAACACTTGGGCAGAAGTCCCAGCAGCTGAAACGTGGGCAGATTATGACCCAACAACAACATGGGCAACAGCAGAAAACGTTGGGCTGGGTGAGATCGACCGCCCTGGTGATTATGAGTTAGCTGCTAGGTCTAGTGAGCGCACAGACGTTTATTCTTTGGTATCAAAGCTTGCAACGTCAGGTCTTGGCTACATTTACGAGGACGCATTTGGGCGCATTTCTTACGCTGATGCAACACACCGCAGTTTGTACCTGTCAAACAATGGTTATGTACAGCTGACAGCCAACCAAGCACGCGCAGCTGGTTTGCGCGTTGAAACAAGGGCAGGCGACGTACGCAATAACCTGACTATCCAATACGGTGCAACCAGCAGTGCAGAGCAAAGTGCCAGCGACGCTGACTCAATTTTGCAGTACGGCACGTTGTCTCAGATCATTTCAACAACCTTGCACAACTCAGCTGATGCAACCCAGCAAGCCAATTTTTACCTTGCATTGCGCAAAACACCGCAAGCAATCTTTAGTGAGATCACGTTTGACCTGACAAATCCAGAGCTAGACAACAGCGACCGTGACAACCTCATTGGCGTGTTTATGGGTGAGGCAGTAGCAATCAATGACCTACCAGCGAACATGGGCGGTATCTTTCAAGGCTTTGTTGAGGGCTGGTCATTTCAAGCGTCGTACAACCAACTCTCGATTACTCTTAACATTTCACCAACGGCTTACTCATTGCAGGCTTTGCAATGGGACGAAATCTCAGCTGCATTTACTTGGTCGGGCGTGTCGCCAACACTCGACTGGGCACGTGCGACAATAGTGGTCTGATAAGGAGACAACATGGCAAACCCAACAACAAACTTTGGCTGGCAAATGCCAACCTCAACCGATTTAGTCACAGACTTACCAGCAGACTTTGAGGTCTTTGGGCAAGCTGTTGACACGGCATTGGTTGATCTTAAAGGTGGCACAACAGGTCAGGTCTTGTCTAAGGCGTCAAACACGAACATGGATTTCACATGGGTGACAACCGACGACGCAAACGCAATTCAGAATTCAATTGTTGACGCAAAAGGCGACATTGTTGCAGCTAGTGCAAACGACACACCAGCACGCCTAGCAGTAGGCAACAACGGCGAGACACTTGTAGCAGATAGTTCAACTGCCGTTGGACTTTCGTATCAATCTAACTGGGCTGCTGGCAAAAACAAATTCATCAATGGTGACTTTAGAATAAATCAAAGAAACTTTACAACAACAACAACATCTGGAACTTTTGGTTTTGATCGTTGGTTGATGTCAGCAAGTAACGGAACATCAACTTATTCAGCACAAACTTTTACACCAGGCGCAGCACCCGTAGCAGGTTATGAAGGAACTAACTTTGCGCGTTTAGATTCAACTGGACAAACGCTTTCTAGTGCACTCACTTTTATACAACAAAGAGTTGAAGATGTGAGAACTTTTGCCAATCAAACTATTACTGTTTCATTTTGGGCAAAAGCAGCAAGCGGAACACCAAAAGTCAGCATCGAAGCAGACCAACAATTTGGATCAGGTGGTTCAACAAGAGTCACAACTTATGGCGGACAAGTAACGCTTAGCACATCTTGGGCGCGTTATTCTGTTAGTTTTACTGTTCCTTCAATTTCTGGAAAAACTATTGGTACAGGTAGTTATTTAGGATTTTATTTTTGGACTTCTGCTGGTACTGATTTCAATAGTCGAACAAATAATTTAGGTATTCAAACCGCAACCATTGATTTTTGGGGCGTACAAGTCGAAGCAGGTTCAGTCGCTACGGCTTTCCAAACTGCAAGCGGTTCAATTGCTGGCGAATTGGCTATGTGCCAGCGTTACTACATTCGTCTAGGTACTAGCCTTGGTGGTTCAGATCAACGCTTAGCGCGTGGTGTTGCTAATCAAACCACGACAATTCAATTTACTGTTACTTTGCCTGTTCCATTAAGAATTCAAAATAGCACCTCAATGGATTTTTCTTCATTGCAGGCTTATGATGGAAATGCGGTTTTTGCGGTTTCAGCAATTGCATCATCTTCCACAAGCAATCTAAATCCAGCGGTTGTTGCCACAGTATCGGGTGCAACTGTCAAACAATTTTATGAATTATTGACCACATCAACCAGCGGCTACATTGCCTTTACAGCGGAGTTAACGTGAAAACAATTACAATCATAAACCCAATAACAAATGAATCAACAGATTTTGTAATTATTGACCGAGGCAACGATGAATACACGTCAATGCCTAAGTCAGAATACGACCGCCAACAAGCGGAACAATCCACACCAATTGTGACGGCTGATGAGTAATTATCCGCAGGGCACAAATGCCCGATTGATCGAGGTTGCAGCTGCTGAGGTTGGAACAATTGAGGAAGGCGACAACCTTACAAAGTACGGCAAATTTACAAAGGCAGACGGTTTGCCGTGGTGCGGTTCATTTGTCAATTGGTGTGCAAATCAAGCTGGCGTCAAAATTCACAGCGTTGTTGGCACAGCTGTTGGCGCACATAAATTTAAGGAAATGCAACGCTGGTCAACTATGCCTCAGCTTGGCTATTTGGCTTTCATGGATTTTCCACATGACGGCGTAGATCGCATTTCACACATTGGCATTGTTGTAGGACTCATTGACACAAAGACATGTTTGACCATTGAAGGCAATACGTCTGGGACAGGCGATCAACGCAATGGTGGCATGGTTATGGTCAAGGTCAGATCGTACGGAGAGGGCAAAGAAATCGTCGGTTTTGGCATACCTAAATTTGTGCCATACAAGGGCGAATTTCCACAGGTAGATGCACCAGCTGCAAAAGCAGCCGCAGTCAAAAAGGAGAGCAAAAAATGGAACAAGCAAAAGCCGTAGCAGCCTCATGGGCGCGCTCATTTCTGGCAGCTGCACTTGCCCTATACATGGCAGGCGTGACTGACCCAAAGACATTGGCAATGGCAGGGGCAGCAGCTGTTGCACCAGTGATCTTGCGCTGGCTTAATCCAAATGACAAAAGTTTTGGCAACTTGGGGAAGTAGCCAGAAACTTGCGGCGGCAGGGTTGGTTTGGGCACTTGCACTAATCCTGTCCGCTTGCGGGTATCAAGGCTGGACGCGCTATGAGTGTCAAGAATTCGACAACTGGTCAAAAGCGGAGTGTCAGAAACCGCAATGCCTCCCAACTGGAACATGCACTGACGACCTACTTGGCATTGACCCGTGATAAACCAGCACGTCGCAAATCACCAGAGGAAATACACGCGCAACTAATCCTGATTATTGGGGCAACACTAGCTGCGGTGTTTTTGGTTGTAACCGTTGGCATTACCTATGCACTGATCTTTGTCACACAGCCAATTGGGGCACAAGCACCCAATGACGCTGCATTTATTGACTTGCTCAAAACACTTGCAATCTTTCTTACAGGTTCGCTAGGCGGTGTGCTGGCTGGCAATGGACTTAAATCCAAGCCAAAGTCACAGGACACGCCGACAAACACGCAAGGTTCTTGACCGCGCGCCGATCATGCGTCACCCTGAGTTCAGGTGGTAACACTTACCGCCTAGAAATCGGGAGAATTCTAAATGGTACTTGATCTATTAGACCCAGAGACTTTGGGTCGTTTGGTTGGCGTAATCTTTCTTATGGTGCTTGGCGGTGCAGCTGGTTATGCCAAAGGCTTTAAGGAAGGCAAGCGCGAAGGCATGGCACGTCGTAAGGCGATCAGCCGTCACATGTCAAACAAGGTGGCTGACTAATGACACTATTGGAAACAACAGTCAAATGCAGCAGGTGTGAAGCAGAAACACCAGAGTCAGAAGTTATTGAAGTCCACGCATGGTGGTTGTGCGGTATCTGTTATGACGAGGTGTGATCATGGCATTTCTAGATAATTACGAAGGCAATAAAGAGCGCACAGACCGCTGGAATTTAACGTACCCAGAGGGTCGTTTGCAGGCACACATTGTCGAGTTCAATGCTGAGAAAGGCTACATACTCGTACAGGCTAAAGCTTGGCGCAATCAGACAGAGATCGAGCCAGCAGGCATTGATTACGCATACGGCTTTATTGCAGCTTACAACCCAAACATGAAACGCTGGTTTGTCG